TCAAATGCGGATTCTGCCTTGGCTTCAGATATTACATCACTCAATACCGCAACATCGAACAACGCTGCAGCAATTAGCTCAGAAACTACAGCGAGGACTAATGCAGACTCTGCAATAGCAAGTGATGTATCGACGTTAACAACTACTGTTTCTGGCAACACCACATCCATATCAACTCAGGCGACCTCGATAAATGGGTTATCAGCTCAGTACACGGTCAAGATTGATAACAATGGGGCGATATCTGGTTATGGTTTAGCAAGCAATGCAGTAGATGGGACCATAGTTTCCGAGTTCATCGTTAATGCAAACCGCTTCGCGATTATGAACCCTAGTACCACACTGACCAATGCGAGTGGAAGTCATAATGCAAACGTGCCTTTCATTGTTCAGTCGAGTGCCACAACAATTAATGGAGTTTCTGTTCCGGCTGGGGTCTACATAACAGACGCATTTGTTAGAAATGGCTCAATTGTGAACGCCAAGATCGCTAATGCTGCTATCGATAATGCGAAGATTTCTAGTCTCAGCGCAGATAAGTTGACCGCTGGAACGGTAAGCACCTCGAGATTGAATATAGATGGAGCAACATTGACCGCGCACCCAGTTACTGGGGCTCTTCAGGTAAATGAGATCTCAGCCAACAAAGTCACCAGCGGCACGATTGATGCTGGGGTTATTACTGTAACGAATTTAGATGCAGATGAAATAACTGGCGATGTGAATGTATTTCAAGCTGTAAATAGTAGTAGCTCGGTTACATTAACCAACGCCAACCAGTATTACGAAATTCTTGATGTAACGCTTCCTGCACCGGCTATAAGTCACCGCCCGATTTGTAGTGTAGTAATGCAAGCTACTAAGTCGAGCTCTGGTGGAACTGAAGTTGGCATGAAGATAACTATGCAAGCAACGGCTGGCACCAGCAATGTGTCTTTGGGTACGGTGCAGTCTCGAAGCAGTACGACTAACTTTGGTGTTACGTTTTACACGATTACATTTAGTGGAGATGTAACATCATCAGCTACCGCTGGGAGCACAATATTTAATGCCAGTAATTCAAGTCAAACTGGGACCGTGACTAGTGTTTCATATAGCAGTGCTGTAACTACAGTACAGTATGTAGGTAATACATTTTTTGCTATTGGGACATCGATTTCAGTAAGTGGTACTAATTCAAATGAGACAGTTGTTTTTGAGGGTGGACAGGATCAGAACTTTAGTAATGGGCAGATATCTCAGGCTGCTTCAGGTTCGTTTTCTCAAGCAATTACTACGTCTGTAAGAGTAAGAGTTTATGCAAAAAAAGAAGGCAAGACTGTAGTTGTAAATAAAGTTCAAGGTTTCCTTGGGGGTATACGTTAATGAGTAGATTCGAAGGCTATTCAACCTGGGATTCGTCAAATAACACTATTGGTATTGGGCCGGTACAAGGTCCGCCAGAAGACTCTACAGATACGTGGTATCCCACCTACATTGATTTTGAAGATAACTTCAACGGAATTCTGCAAGAAGTAACTGCAAAATTCGATTCGGAAAATAAAACAATCACCCGATCGCTCTCAACAAGGGTTTATGAGACAGACAACTCATTATTGCTCGAGTGGGTAAGAACAGAGCGAGATGAGCTTTTGTTGAAGTCTGATTGGACTCAGCTAAATGATAATCCTTTGGGTTCAGAGAAGAAGAGTGAATGGCAGACGTATAGGCAAGATTTGAGGGATTTACCGGCTACATTCGGTGGAGCGAGTACTATTGATGAAGTTACGTTTCCGGATCCTCCATCATAAAAAGATATGAAAAATCAAGTATTTTTAATAATATTAGAGAAGATATATGCCCTTAGCTTTTGCGGATGTTAGAGAGCATTGGGACGTTATCAAAGAGGGTTTGATAGAAGTCAGCAAGGGCTGTAAACCCGATTGGAGAGTGGAGGATGTTTATACATCCTTAGTTAATGGAAATTCACATCTCCTTATGGATCGAGCAAGGACGCACACTGGTTTTATGGTTGTTGAGTCTGTGCCGATTCCATTCCAAAACGCACAGAAACTCTTGATTTGGATCGCTTACGATCCAGAGCCAGAGAGTCTCGCTACCTATGCCAGTGAAATCGAGAAGCTTGCCCGAGATACCGGACACAAGCAGATCGAGTATTTAACTCCGCATGACGGAGTGAAAGAACTGGGGATTCGTTTCGGCTTCAAGCTGAAGTGGTCAGTGTTAAACAAGGCATTATAGGTGGTGTTATATGGGCGGCGGCGGCGCGGAAGACCCCAAAGAGGCTGAATCTAAACAGGCTTTAGCAGAACAGGCAGCTATTGCTCTCAGGAGTTACGGAGAAACATTCGTTCCTCTCGAGAACCAACTAATAGCTCAAACAAGACGGTCCCTCGAGCCTGGTGCTTATGATGCACCAATGGCTAACGCGGCACTCAGAGCGGCTGCTATATACGAGCCAGCGCAAGATGAGCAGCAAAGAGCTGCTTTTAGTCGAGGTTTTGATCCTGGTTCCGGTGCATTTCAATCAGAATCTGATGCTCTCAGCCAAGCTAAAGCTAGAGGAATGGGGCTTTCTGGTGCAGATGCGGGTATCACACAGACAGATAGAGGTCTGACCGGCATGTCCAATCTAGTTGCGATGGGTCAGGGCTTAGCTACTGACTCAATGTCAGGCCAGATAGATGTCGCGCAGAGAGGGGTGGACAGGGCTCTAGGGCAAGCTCAGAGGGATTTCAGTAGATCATCAAGCCTTCAAAATTTAGTCGGCACAGGGGCGGGTATGGCGTTTGGTTACGGCTTGAACCCTTATTCGCAGAGGAATCCTTATGGCTCAGTATGACAACTTCTTACAGGCTTTGTCTGCCGAAACGGCCATGGGCGTTCAGAATTTTTTCGGGCGGAACCAACCCACCCAAACATATGGTAATTACAACCCCAACAACCCATACGCATCGATAAACCCTTTTGCGTATAGAGGTATGAATAGGAGGGATGCCCCTGCTGATAGATTATTCGCAGATCTTATACGAGCTCAGACTGCAGACTATTTGAATAGGTTTCGGCCTATAGAAGAGGAACTTGCGGCGACGATCACCGAAACAGGGACCACTTTTATAGATGATGATCTTGAGCGTACTCGAGGTGCGGTACTGGGATCAGCTCAGAATGTTGAAGGCCAAGCGAACAGAAGAATGGGACGTTTCGGCTTGTATGGTGACAGTGGTATCGCCGATTCAAACGCGACGATCTCTGCCCTGGTTGGCGGTATTAACGACACATATATGAGGGATAGGGATCGCAGAGATGCCCTTCTTACGGGAGGCATAGGAGCCCTGAGTCAACGGGCAAGGAGTCAGATGGGATGACCAGTTTAATCGGAGCAGGGTTAGGAGCTCGTAGAAGAGCTCAACAAGGTTTTGGGGCTGTAGCTCAGCTAGAACAAAAAGAGCTCAGGCAAATGGACTTGTTAGACGCTGCTCGAGAGCAGCAAGAGATGTCGAATCTGGGAACGGGGGCTGGTTTCGGCGCTATGTACGGGCTCAGTCAGTTGCCAGCAGCAGCTTCTACAGTGGCACCAACGGCAGCATCTGCAAGCACCTTGTCCGCTGCGGCTGGTGCTGAAGCAGCGGCCTTAAAAGCGGGTGCAGATGCAGCGGCGGCTGGTCAAGCGAGTAGCGCTGTTATGGCTTCCGGTGCTGGTGGGGCCGGTGCTGGATCAGCTCTAGCAACATTAGCCATGCCAATCGCTATCGGTTTAGGTGCGGCGTTTTTGATCAACAAACTTTTCGATTAGGTGAGTCATGGCGATAGGTAACGTACAAGGATTCTCTCAGGGTTTTACTCAGGGTTTTGGCTTAGTAAGAGACACGCTTAATCAGCAGAGAAGGAATCGCCTACAGGAAGAAGATATTGCGTTTCGGCGTGAACGAGCTCGTCTTGAAGACCAGGAAAGAGCTGAGAATCGAGAATTCAGACAAGAGCAAGCGCTGCTGACAGCAGAGGATAGGCTCCTAAACAAAAAATCCAGAGAGGAAGAGGCAAAATTTAGGAGGGAACAAAGAACTCAAGCCGGTGAGGATAGACTAGCTGACCAAGAAGTACGTAAGTCGCAACTTGATTACTACCAATCTCGACAAGCATTACTAGAAGATCAGCGAGAGAGGGAGAGAAGAGATGATGAAAGGTTTCAAAGGACTCTCCAGCAGGGTCAGGACGCTCAGAGGCTCTACGACTATTTGAATGATGTTCGAGGAGGTCTTGTAGAGTTTGATGCAAAGACTGCATCAGAGCTGTATGAGCCTATAGCCGGAACACCAATGGACTTCGGTGCAGCAATAGATCCATCTAATGAGAATGTGTTGCGGGCTTTTGGCAGAGAGCTTCAAAAAATGCAAGTCGGGGATCAGTTTGACGAACAGCCGATTGTTGATGCCGCGAACCACATGCTCACAGGATCCACTAGAAAAGGAATGACTGTTACGGCAGAAGACTACCCAAATGCCCCTAAAGCCTACACTGGCGGGAACTATGTCATAAAAGATCGAAAGCTTGATGCTCTAAGAATTGTGGGTGTTGATGAACCTGACGAGAACTCTGTTGGCATGGGTAGAAACGTCCGATTGTCGGGTGACGTTCTCGTGACCGTAGAAAACAAAGCTACGGGAGAAGAGGCTTATTACATCGCCCCCACTACAGAGAATAGAGATCCAAGAGGCGCTATGCAGGAGTTCTCTGCTGAAGAAATGATCAGGTCATATGGCGGGAGAATTGAGTTCGAAAAAGCGGTCAAGCCTTTCGAGCGAGACCTTATACGTATGAGACGCGAAATGTATACAGATAAGGGTGGTAACTATTCGCCTAGATTGGCTGATGCTGCTGAGGACGCGGTTATCGCAGATCTAAGAGAGCAAGTAGAGGAGTTTGACCTTGGTGATAAAGCTTCCCCATTAGGTATTTCATATAACGAGCTTTTGGGAGACCAAGTAGCTCTCGCCAGATATGCACAACAAAAAGCACATTTTGGAAGAGTTGGGTCTAGAGAAGATGATCTATCCATAAACAGTGTATTAGCCACGATAAGAGACTCTGAGCCTTACAGACAGTTGGCACGAGATAAAAAAGCCCCCCTAACTAAGAGAGAAGAGCTCGAGCTTGCCTCTGTCTTAACAGTCCGCGCCGGAAAAGTAGTCATAGAAGAAAACGGATTATTTAAACAGCTAAGGAACAAAGTCAGAAATAGAAATATAGGTGAGGAATCTTTCGATATACCTGAAATAAGCGGGAGTTTTGGCGGGTACAACATCGACGCTTTGAGGTCTAGATAGTGCCAATATTCGGGAATATTCCTCGATCCAAGCCGAGTTTGTTCGAGGAAGAGGATGAAAGGACAGAGTTCCGGAAAGGTATTGAATCTGGAATAGATCAGGTTCAGGCGCTTGGTGGTGGATTTCTAGCTCTCGCAGGATCAGCGATCGGTAACGATGACCTCTTCTATAGCGGATTAGATTATTACAATGAGCAGATGGCGGAGGCTGCTGAGAGCCAAGCAGATGTAGGACGCATAGAGGACATCGACGGCTTTGATGACTTCTTGTCTTACGTTTCGTATACCGCTGGTAACGCAATACCCTCTCTTGCAACCATAGTAGCTGGTGGCGGTGTTGGAGGAGTTGCGGCAAAAACTGCAGTAAAAAAAGGAATACAATCAAAAGCTAGAGAGTATGCAGACAATAGGGTCAAAGATCAGGCTGCAGATGCATTCAAAAAAAGGGTAGCCAATGACTATGCAAATGCCGCGTTATCAACAGTATCTAGGAGAGGAGCTCAGGCAGGGGCTTTAGCTACCGGCTCAGTTCTTGGTGCCGGTGAATCGTTCACAAGGATTCTCGAGGAAAACGACGAGGAAGCTCCAGGTGTAGCCTTGGTCACTGGATTAATCAGTGGTTCTCTTGATGTATTGGCACCGATGAGTGCGCTGAAGAGAATATTCCCAAAAAAAGAGTTCGAGAGTGCTAGAGAAGCTATTGCTGCTGAAGCTGAGAAAAAGGTTGGTCTGTTTTCT